TGGCCTCGCTGTCGGTGGCTGCGCGTACTGGGATTGATTCCAGAATCGCTCCGCCGTGCAATCTTACTGCGGCTCAAAAGGTTGAGTGGGTGGCGATTGTTAACTCGCGTCCGGCTGAATGGTTTGGCCCCGAGAACGCTTCAATGCTGGTTCAGTATTGCAGACACAAGATACAGGCCGACCTGATCGCGCAGCAATTGGAGTGTTTCAACCCCGATTGGCTGGTTGACGATGACGGGTTGAGGCGCTTTGACAAGCTCGGCGCCATGCTTGAACGGGAAACACGATGTATCAACGCGCTACTTAGGTCTATGAGACTGACGCAGCAAAGCTTATATAACGCCAAGTCCGCTAACACAGCGAGCCAAGGCAACAAGGGACGCAAACCATGGCAGGTCGAAAACGACTAACCCGGGGTGAGCGGAACTGTAATTGGATAGAACAGCACTGCTGCATCCCTGAAGGTAAGATGGTCGGCCAGCGACTTAAGCTCACAAGGCACCAACGGCGGTGGTTGAAGCGTATATACGATAGCCCGACACGCACATTTATTTTATCGATGGCGAGGAAAAACGCCAAGACCGCATTAGCGGCTTTCATTGTGCTGCTGCACTTGTGTGGTCCGGAGGCTAAAGCAAACAGCCAACTATACAGCGCGGCTCAGTCGAGGGACCAGGCGGCGATCCTGTTTGAGCTTGCGGCCAAAGTTGTGAGAATGAGTCCCGACCTTTCCGAGTACGTGAACATACGAGACACGGCGAAAGAGCTGCTGTGCGGTGAGTTGGGTACATTCTTTAAGGCTCTATCTGCTGATGCAACGACCAAGTTCGGACTTTCGCCAGCGCTGGTTATACATGACGAATTAGGGCAAGTAGTCGGCCCTCGGTCGCAGTTGTTTGAAGCCCTTGAAACTGCTTCAGCGGCACAAGAGAATCCACTATCAATCATCATCAGCACGCAGGCGCCAACGGATGCTGACCTGCTGAGCCTGTTGATTGATGACGCGATGACCGGTGCTGACCCGCGCAACAAGGTTGAGCTATGCACGGCGCCAATGGGTATGGACCCGTTCAGCGTTAAAGCAATACGCAAAGCAAATCCGCACTTCGACAATTTCATGAACAAGGAAGAAGTGTTGCGGCAGGCGTCTGACGCCAAGCGCCTACCTAGTCGCGAGCCTGCATATAGAAACCTGATATTAAACCAGCGTGTTGAAGCAAGGTCGCCATTTATCAGCCGCTCAATATGGCAGGAAAGTGGAGGTGCCCCTAATTCTCTGAAAGGGCAGGCGGTGTTTGCTGGACTCGATCTATCCAGCGTAAGCGACCTGACAGCCCTGGTGCTGGTGGGTGAAGACGGTGATGTGCTGCCGATATTCTGGTTGCCCGATGAGGGGCTTGCCGAGAAGTCGCGCAATGATCGTGTTCCCTATGACCAGTGGGCGAGGGATGGCTATTTGCAAACCTGCCCAGGCCGTGCCATTGAGTATGAATTTGTGGCCGAGTACCTTCGGTGGGTGTTCGATCATTACAACGTGGTCCGGCTGAACTTTGACAGATACAACATGCGGCACCTTAGACCCTGGCTTGAAAAGGCTGGATTCTCTGATGACGAGCTAGAGTTGTTTGTTGAGTATGGGCAGGGCTTTAAAGATATGTCGCCGGCCTTGCGTGAGCTTGAATCGCGGCTGTTGTCGCGCAAGTTGCGGCATGGCAATCACCCAGTGTTATCAATGTGTGCCGCCAATGCTGTTGCGGTGAGAGATCCTGCTGGTGGGCGCAAATTCACTAAAGCGAAAACAACGGGCCGCATAGACGGCATGGTTGCTTTGGCAATGGCCCTGGCAGCAGTCGGGCAAGAAGAGGCAAATATGATTGACATAGATTCGTTTATCAACGACCCACTGGTGCTCTGAACATGGGATTATTCTACGCATTGCGCGGCATGCTTCGCTCGCCGGGTGGGCCTCCGCGTGATGACGGTATCCAGTCAGGCCAACCAGGCGCATACGGATCAGCCTCGGCAGCCGATGTCACCTTCGATACTGCCATGCAAATCAGCCCGGTATGGGCCGCAGTAAAACTAATATCCGAATCCATCGGCTCCATGCCGTTCAATATTTACGAGACAGGCACGGAAGGCCGCAAGGTCGCGGTTAATCACCCGCTGCAAAATGTTCTGACCCAGCGCCCAAACCAATATCAGACTGACGTTGAGTTCTGGGAAAGCATGGCGCTGAACTTGGCTGTCAGCGGCAACAGCTACGCTATCATTCAAAAGCTTGGCAGTGAGATCGTCGGCCTACTGCCAGTTTCATCTGCTCAAGTAGAAACAACGCTACTACATGACGGCACTGTTATTCACACCTACACGACCGGCGCCAATGTCCGCGTATACACCGACAAGACCATGTGGCACGTCAAGCTGTTCGGCAATGGCATCGTTGGCCTATCCCCGCTTAGCTATGCGCGCAACAGTATTGGCATCGCTATAGCAGCTGACAACCGCGTCACCAAGATCTACAGCAACGGGGCCAAGCCGTCCGGCATCTTGACTATCGACAAGACGCTGACGCAAGATCAACGCAAGCAAATACGATCATCATTCGCCGGGCTTGAAGAGGGTAACGAAGACCGCCTGTTCGTGCTTGAGGCTGGCATGAGCTACACCGCTGTCAGCATGACGCCTCAAGACATTGAGCTACTCGACTCGCGCCGATTCCAGATTGAAGACATTGGCCGGTTCTTTGGCGTGCCATCGATATTGCTTAACCAAACCTTCGGGCAGTCGTCACTTGGCTCAAACGTCTACGAGATCCTTTCAGCCTTCTATAAGCTGAACCTGCGCCCCTATCTGGAAAAGTTTGAGGCATCCGTTCCTCGCTGGCTAATGGAGCCCGGTGACGCTGCGCGCTATGAGTGTGAGTTCGACTTTGATGCTGCGCTACTGCGTGCCGATTTACTTACCCGCATGCAGGCTAACCGCGAGGCCATAAATTCCGGCCAGTGTACTCCGAACGAGGCCCGCATTAATGAGGGTAAGTCGGCCCTTGCCGGCGGCGATCAACTGTTAGTACAGGGCGCTATGGTCCCAATTCAACAAGCCGGGCAGAAGCCCGTGGAGAAGCCCAATGAAGCATAAGAGTATCACCCTTGCTGGAACCGGCCTCAAGATGACCGGCGAAGGCCGCAAATTTTCGGGCTATGCGTCTGCCTTTGGTGGAGTGGACAGCTATGGCGACACCATCTTGGCAGGCGCATACAGCTCCACCATCGTCGATCGGTCCCGGCCTATTGCCATGCGCTGGAATCATCACGGCCCTGTGATAGGCAAGTGGTCGAAGATGGAAGAGGACGAAACCGGCTTGTTCGTTGAAGGCGAGCTAACACAAGGCCATTCCGTTGCCGAAGACGCCTACGCGCTGCTAAAGCATGGCGCCGTTACCGGCCTGTCTATCGGGTACCGGGCCGTCAAAGAAACGGAAAACGACACCGGCGGTTACGACCTGGCAGAGATTGATCTCATAGAAATCAGCATTGTTGAATCCCCGGCTGACCTGGCGGCACAAGTCGCCGACGTTAAAAGCCACATCAAAGAAGCTGATGGCCTTAAAGATTACGAACGAATCCTGCGTGATGCAGGGTTTACCCGGTCTGATGCTACCGCGCTGGTAAGCGGCATCAAGTCCTTGTATCAGAGTGATTCTGAGACAGAAAGCCAAACCGCAGCGATTGCGGGTCTATTCCAGCAATTCAGTAACCCGCAAACGTAACAGCCATTTCGGCCTAGAAGCCCGCATCTAGCGGGTTTTTTTATGCACAAAATTTAGAGGAACCACCTATGAGTGATGACATTAAAGACATCGTTGAATCTGGGCTCGCCCAGGTTAAGTCAGTGCAAGATCAGCTTAAAACTGCACTGGATGCCCATACCGCCGAGATTGAAACCCACGGCAAGGCATCCACCGAACTGACCGGAAAGATTGATGATCTTTCTGAGCAGTACAAAACTCTTAAAGATCAGATTATTGATCTGGCACAGAAGCAGACGCCTGCATCAATGGAAGATGCAACCAAGACTGCCGGCGCCGAGTTCATTGGCTCAGAGGTTTTCAAAGCTATGGCATCTGGCCAGCGCGAGAAGGCGAGGATGGAGCTTAAAAACACGGTGGTGACGGGCGATAACATGCCGTTCGAAGTTCAGCGCCCTGGGGTAATACCTGGTAGCTTTGCACCTCTTACCGTTCGCCAGATGATACCGACTATCACCGTTGCCAGTAACGCGGTGGGTTCTTTGCGCGAGTTGGCGTGGACGAATGACGCGGTGGAAATTACCGAGGCCGCTGCAAAGCCTGAGTCTGATATCACGTTTGAACCTTACAACGTGCAGATCGAGACGGTGGCCCATTTCATCAAGGTATCGAATCAGCTCATGGCTGATGCGCCTGCGATTGCCGCGTACATCGACACCCGCTTGCGTGACGGTCTGGCTCAGCGTGTTGACCGCCAGCTGGTGCTCGGCACCGGCACCACACCTCAGTTGTCCGGACTGACTGACGCTGGCAATTTCGTGGCATTCACACCGACTTCCGGCGCCAACTTGGTCGAGTCTATTAACAAAGCCAAGTACAACCGATGGGCTCTGGGCGAGGTGGTAGATACCGCTATCGTTAACCCGGCAGACTGGGCAGAGATGGAAGTGCTGCGCGAAAGCTCTGGCTCCGGCGCATATCTCTATGGCGCCCCCGGCACTGTAGCGGGCGGCCAGCCGTTCGGCGTCAGCGTGGTTATGTCGCCCTTCATGGCTGCGGGCAGCTTCTTGATTGGCTCGCTGCGTACCTCGGCAATCATATATCAGCGCCAAGGTGCTGTGGTTGAGATGGGTTACGTCAACGATGACTTCACGAAGAACCTTGTGACGATAAGAGCAGAGGAGCGTCTCGGCCTCGGTGTTGATCGCCCAATGGGCATCATGTTTGGTGACATCACAGCGGTCTAATATCCACATCCTTTTGGGGCCGGGGTATCCCTCGGTCCCATAATCGAGGTTTATATGTACAAAGCATTGAAATCGTTTAACCACGATCAGTTAGGCCGAATTGAGAAAGGCCAAGAATTTGAAGCCACGCCAGCACAGATGGGCGGGG